GACCGCGACTACGTGGATGCCACGTCCTTCGGGTCCGCTAACAAGACCTACCTCATCGGCATCAAGGATGTCGAGGGCACCTTCGCTGGCACCATCGATGACGACGAGGCCATGAAGGCGCTCACCCAGTTCCCGGAGGATGAGGAGGGCGACCCCACCGAGAACGCCGAAGACCTCGACCCCGAGGCCCCCACCGAGGGGGAAGAGGTCGAGACAGAGGTCGAACCCGACATCACCGACGCGACGGTGTCCATCTCGACGCCGTACGCGGACATCTCCATCGACACCGGACGCGGCAAGCCAGCCGCCACCGGCACCTCGCAGGAAGCTCCCGAGAGCGAACCTGAGAACGAGGGCGAGGAAGAGGCCGCTGCTCCCGTGAGCCCATGGGCAGCCATCGGCCTTTCCACCGAGCCTGAGGTCGAGGAAGTCGAGACGGCGCTCCAGGTCCTGGAGCCCACCGTCGTCGCCTCCCTGCGGACATCGAGCGAACTCCTGAAGGCGATCACCCGCGAGCTGATCGACACGAAGGCGGCGCTCGAGTCCATGACCGAGGAGCGGGATCAAGCCGCCCAGATGGCCCTCACGGCCATCAAGGGGACGGACGAGATCCTCGCGAAGCTCGCAGCCACCCCCGTCGGCCGTCGAGCCGTGTACCGAGAGGCTAGCGACCAGTTCGAGAGCCTCAAGTCGGTCTATGGCCCGGAGGTCGTCGCCCTTCTCAAGAAAGGATGACCAGTCATGACCATGTCGGCTGAACTGGAAAGCCTGTTGAAGGGTGTCCTCGAGACTCAGGAGCAGATCGGTCAGACGCTCCTGAAGATGAACGAGGCGCCCAACGTCGCGACCCCCGCACAGGGGATCGAGGACCAGGCCACTCCAGCACCCCAGACCCGCCGCTACATCACGCACGAAGAGCGTGCCACGATGGCAACGGCCCTCCGCAGCATGTCCGTCTCCCAGATCTCAGACCTGGTCTCACGCCAGGCTGCGGTCAAGGACGCAGGCGTCCCCCTCCACGTCTGGCTGAACCACGCCGGTTTCTCCGCCCAGAACGCCTTCAACCAGCTCAGTGGTCAGCTCGACCCTGAGATCGCCAAGGCGCTCGATACGGGCGGCGCGACCGCGTTGATCAGACAAGACCTCGAACCGATGTTGTACGAGGTCTTCATCCGGCTCTTCCCGGCCTACGACAGGTTCGCGAAGGAACCGGCCAACGGCCTCCTGCATGCGTGGAACCAGATCACGGCCTACGGCGATGCCAAGTTCATGGCAGAGCTGGGCACCGTGACCGACGACACCAGCACGTACGAGCGGAAGAACACGAACGTCGCGATCCTCGCGACCCGGCGTGGCATCTCGCTCAAGAGCCAGTTCGCCGTCATGGCGGGTGGCATGAACTACAACCCCGAGGCTCTCGAGCTTCAGGGTGGTCTTCGTGCCATGAGCCACAAGATGCAGAAGCAGATCTTCGGCGGCAACGCCACGGTCGCTTCGGGCACGGGTGACGACGAGTACGGCCTGTACGACGCCAACGCCTTCACCGGCCTTCGGCAGCTGCTCGTCACCAACGCCATCAACATGGATCCCTCCACGTTCGTGGCCGAGACCTCCACGACCTACGCGACTGGCGCGTTCCGCAACGCCATCGACAAGGCCCTTCTCCCGATCACCCAGGCGGGCGGCATGCCGTCGATCATCTGGGGCCATCCTCAGGAGAAGATCACCTTCGATGAGCAGCAGGACACCAACGTCCGCCTCGTCGGTCCCAACTACGTGAACATCGGCGTCGGCACGACCGCGCAGTCGGTCAACACCTACGCCGGTCAGCTTCCGTTCGCCACGGTCCCCGGCGACTCCATCGCCTCGTACCACATCGGCGGCACGGAGTACCGCGACCTCTACGTCCTTGACGAGGCTGGCATCACCCTGCCGTACCTCGGCTCCCCTGGTCCGACCGTCCTCGAGATCCCCATCGGTATCTCGGGCCAGCTGACCCACCTGTACATCGTGTTCATGATGAACGGGCTGGCAGTCAAGGTCCTCCCCTGGAGCAACAAGGTCCGCGTCAAGATCGCCTAGACCTTCTGGGGGGCCGGGATGACTCCTCTCCCGGCCCCCCGATCTCCCCGGAGGGATCGATGTACCTGACGCCAGCACGCTTCCGAGAGATGGGCTTCGGCATCGACGTGTCCGAGCTTGATGACGCGGAGCTTCTCTCCCTCATCAACCAGGCCTCGTCGGTCGTGGACTCCTACTGCAATGTCCCCCGCATCCCGCAGATGCACGACTTCCGTGGCGGGACGGTCACCGGGGAGCAGCACGCTTGGCGCTACCCCACGAACCCCTTCGAGATCGGCCAGCGTCGGTACTACCCGTGGCACTGGCCCATCATCGCGGTCAACCAGTTCCGCATCTACGTCACCAACACCCAGTACGTCGAGATCGCTGCGACGGAGCTGATGATCAACAACTCCGAGCGATACCTCGAGGTCGTGTCGCTGGCGCTCACGTCGAGCGGCCTCTTCAACGCCCTCATCGTCCCCAACGTCGGGCTCGCGACTCCCATCGCCAAGTGCAACTACACCTACGGCTGGGACTTCACCGTCAGCGACGAGTACCTCGTCTGCTCGGACGGCCAGACGTGGAGGGCCCAGAACCAGTTCTGGCACACCGACACCGGCCGAGAGCCGGTCATCAAGAAGAACGGCGCCGTCCAGACGACGGGCTTCACGGTGGATGCTCTTGAGGGCACGGTCGTCTTCACCGACAACCTCGCTGCCAGCGACACGGTGTCGGCCACCTACCACCACAAGCTGCCGCGGGACATCCAGTACGGAACCGGCCACATCATCGCCCACCTCCACGGCGAGGCAGAACTCCATGCCCGCGGCATGGCGCACCTCACGAGGATGCGCGTGGCAGAGGTGGACATGGAGCGTGACCTCCGCAGGGGCCAGCCCAAGGGGCTCGCAGAACTCCTCGACATGCTCGTGCCTGAGGCATCGCTGCTCCTGTCGGCGTACGCCCAGGACAACCTGACGGTGCGCTGATGGCAAGGCAGGACCGCTTCTTCACCGAGAACCAGATGAAGCGCCTCCAGGATGTCGCCCTGCTGGGGATGATCACCGACATCGTCATCGAGCGTCGCTCCGAGGGGGCCATCCCCCCGGGCGGTGACTACGGCGACGACTTCCTGACCTACGCCGAGACCAGCGCCAGCCGCAGGAACACGGTCAAGGGCTGGTTCTTCTCCTCCCCTACGCCCATGCAGGACGTGGACACGGGGGCCATCGTCACCACCAACACCTACCGCCTCTTCCTTCCGGTGGGCACCGACATCGACATCGGTGACCACGTCTACGTGGGGCCCAGCCCGGATGCCTACACGGTGTCCGACACCACGAAGGAGTCCACCTGGCTCCCGCTCCTGACGTGCAGCCTCAGGCGGAGGGAGTGATGGACTTCGAGGCCATCGCCAACACCATCATCGACGCCGCCACCCAGGGTCTCGGGCAGGGCGCCCAGATCGTGGAGAGGCGAGCCAAGCAACTTGCGCCGGTACGCAACATCTTCGGCAAGTCGTACACCTTCCGCCTCAAGACGCCCGAGGAGTTCCAGCACGACCTCGAGTTCCTCGACACCAAGACCGTCGAGTCGATGCTGGACACGGGCCCGGGAGCTTTCGCCTACACGGCGACTGGCAAGAGGCCACCCCGGCAGTGGCATGAACGACGACTATCGGCAGCCCTCGAACACCTGGCCGAGTACGAACAGGACGAGGGCCCACTCACCCGCCAGGGTGCTTACGAGGTCCGTAGCAAGCGGGCGGAACACTCGACCTGGGGTCACACCCACGTCGGTGGTCGCCTGCGCGGAGAGATCTACTCCACGCCGCCCCAGGTCGCTGGGACGGAGGTGGAGGCATGGGTAATCTCACCCACCGAGTACGCGGGGTATCAGGAGTTCGGCACGCGCCACAACCGTGCCCACCCCTTCCTCCGACCGGCAGCGGAAGAGAGCCGAGATGCGGTCGTACAAGCGATCGCGGCAGCCGTGAAGGAGGCCTCCAAGCAGGGAGGCACCAGCATGGAGGTCGAGATCGTCGTCCGACTGTGAAGGGGAACGACCGATGGCTGTAGCTTCAGTCGCCCCTGTCAAGCGAGCGATCGTGCAGGCCCTCAGAGCTTCACCCTCCCTTGTGTCCGCCATCGCAGGCGGTATCCACGAGGGGATCGCTCCCCGCAAGGCCAGATACCCGTTCATCACCTACCAACTGGTGGCCGCGCCCTACTCCTACAACTGGAGCAGCGTGCTCATCAGGGCGATGTTCGATGTGACGGTCTATGCGGAGAACCCCGTCGAGGCCAATAACCTCGACGCGCTCATCGCCGCGGCACTCAACGATGCAGTGCTGAACGTGGATGGGCAGGACAGCTTGCTTTGCCGACGGACATCGGATCTGCCAACGGGGCCAGATACCGACTCCGAGGGAAAGCGCATCTACCAGGTCGGAGGCTCGTACTCCGTCTGGACCAGTCAGGCGGCATGAGACATGGCTGACCTGAATGTCGTCCACGGCAAGAACGGATCCATCTGGATCAACGGTAGCAAGGTCACGAACAAGACCGAGTGGACCCTCAACATGACTCGCGACTACGCGGACACGACCACATTCCGTGACGGGAACAAGGTCTACGCCGCGGGATTGCGTGACATCGCAGGGACCTTCTCGGGGCTGTTCGACACGGCCACGGAGCTGGCACTCCAGTACTCGGACGGTGTCGCATACACCTTCCAGCTGTACGCGAGCGACAGCACCCTCGTGGCATCCGGCCCCGCCTACCTTGACGCCACTGTCACCGCTTCTGCCACGGACGCAGTCCGATGCTCTGGAAACTTCAGAGCCGCTGGGACCTGGACCATCGCGTAAGCAGAAAGGAACTGCCCCGTGGCCGCAGTCGGAACTGCCCTTCATGGCAAGAGGGGTGCTATCTATCTCGGAGGCCCAAAGGGCTCCGGGGTCAAGGTCGTCAACAAGACCGAGTGGACGCTCTCGCTGAACCGCGATTACGTTGACTCGACCGTTTTCGGGGATGTCAACAAAACCTACCTCGTGGGCCTGAAGGACATCCAGGGGACCTTCGCTGGTCTCCTTGACATCCAGGGTGACGCTCAGGTGAACGCCGCCAACTCGGATGCCATCCAGATCTACCTCTACGGTGACGATGCGTCGCCTGAGCTGCTCATCGCCTATGGCCCTGGCCTCATGGACGCCTCCATCACCGCCTCCAACACCGACGCCATCAAGTGCACGGGCAACTTCCGTGCAGCTGGCGCCTGGGTCGTCTTCTCCAGCGGGTCGCTGACCCCGTAAACCCGACCTGAGTGGGGGGTGACATCAGCCCCTCCCGGCTGCCGCCCCCCACTCGAGTCCCTAGCAGCAGGATGGCAATGGGCTATCTCTTCAAGCTGATCCGGTCAGGGACATATCGACCCGCCGGTATCGTTGACATCCCCTTCCTTGGAGCCAAGGTCGGGGAGTTCACAAGTTGGACGCTCACGAGGCGTGGAGACACCGGGCAGGATGCTGCTCTGTACGATCTCCACGCCTCTTTTTCGTTCCTGTCCAAGGCCCTCTGGGATGACGATGAGTACGAGAAACGCATCCTCGTCAACCTCAACCCATTCAAGCAGTACAGGCTCGAGCAAGTCCCTGGCATGCGAACGGTCCTCCAGGACAAGAGCCTTCTGATCGAAGGAGTGACACTATGCCCCGCGCAGCGCACGCCCTGACCCCCGACTTCTCCGAAGAGACCGTCGTCATCCGCGGCGTCTCCTACCGCCTTCGCGAGCTGTCCATCGGTGACTACGAGGACCTCGTGAAGAAGGCCACCACTACGAAGGTGAACCCCCTCACCGGGGAAGAGGACGAACAGGTCGATAACGCCCTGCTCCTCAAGCTCATGGTGATCCGCTGCTCGGTGCAGCCCAAGCTCACGGCAGAGGCCCTCGCCAACCTCCCCATGCGCGTGGTGTTGAAGCTCAACCAGACCGTCAACAAGATGCATTATGGTGATGAGCCTGAGTCCAAGCCAGCAGATGAAGAGGAAGAGGAAGAGTCCAAGGGAAACGACTCACCACCCGTGACCTGATCTTCCGTATCGCACGCTGGTACGGGGTCTGGCCGCACGAGGTGGCAGCCCTCCCTTTTCACTACTACCTCGCCTTACGCGAGGATTGGATCAAGGTCCACGCCAAGCCCACCGACGACGACGCAGTCACCGGAGGCGCAGGCATCATGGACTTCAACGCTGAGACTCTGACGGGAGAGTCGGCGTAGACCTCCTGGGGAGGCTCTGATGCCTGACGAAGTCAGCACCATCGGCGTACGGCTCACTCTTGACGCGAGCGGTTTCAGCTCAGGGCTGGATGCTGCGAGCGGGGAGTTGAACGCCTTCCAGAAGCAAGCATCCCAGGCAGGCGCCGGGGTCGGGAGTCTCCACGCGGGCGGCAAGCCCGGTGGCAAGGCTCCTGGCTCCGCCATGCCCGTCGATGTCACCCTGTCGGTCAGCGAAGGGTCCATCGCGAAGCTCCGCAAGCAAGTCGCCGCGGGGCTCCAGAGCATCCCCGTCACCATCAACCCGCAGTTCGCCACCACGGGAAAGAACAGCATCCAGAGCCTCATGGGCTCCGTGTTGTCCACGCAGTACGGCATCACGCCCCAGCAGGGCCGCGTGGCTGCCGCGGCAGCCATCGAGCGCGCTCAGGGCTCACTGCCCAGGAAGGCCCTCGGTGGCCCCGTCGAGGCCAACCGACCCGTTATCGTCGGTGAGCGCAGGGCAGAGGTCTTCGTCCCCAAGACGGCTGGCCTCATCCACCCCTCCATCAAGGACTTCTACCGCAAGCAGGAAGAGACGCGGCGCTTCGAGGTCGAGCTGGCTGCGGTCGATGCTTCTCGCCAGCGACAGCATGACCAGCGCATCCACGCCATGGCAGGCAGGCGCTCCAGGGGCGGCGGTATCAAGCATGCCGGGATCGGCTCCATGGCCTACAAGGCCACTATCGCCAGTGGCGGCGCCACGATGCCCGCCATCCCCGGCATCTCCGTGCCCACGACGGGTCATGCCCTGGGCGTCTCCGCCTACCTCCCTGGGGCCGAGTCGTACCACGTCCCCCAGAACGATGTCCGTGGCTTCATCAGGGCCGTCTGGGCCCAGCGTCAAGCTGGTGCTCCGTTCGTGGGGACCTGGCTTGATCCAGAGACCGGCCTCATCGATATCGACCCCTCGACCGTCGTCAGCAACAAGCGCGAAGCGGACATGCTCCTGCGTGGCGGGCGAGAGAAGGCAGCCTTCGATCTCGGCCGCTTCAACCGCCTGAAGGCGCAGGGCATCGACCCCGGTGCCGCCGCCGACCAGGCGACGTGGTATGCCTCCAGTAAGCCGTTGCGTGCCTCGGCGGAGCGCCTCAGGCAGATCATGTACAGCCGTGCCATGCGGCGCCAGCTTGGCGGTGGAGCCCTCTTCGGGAAGGAGGGCTGGAAGGCTGGCCGCTACCCCCACCTCCTGACTCCGGGCACCCTTGCCCCAGGCGCCGGATGGATGGACCGGGACTGGCGCAGCCAGGGCCTCAAGGACATCACCGAGTGGGTCAGCGTCGATACCCTCCAGCAGTTCAGGACGCACGACCGCGAGTTCCACCCGCGCTACGCGCATGACACCCGCTACCTCGATGAGCTGACCGAGAAGATCTACGCAGAGGGCTTCGACCCCTCGAAGCCCATCGCGTTCTCGCACGACCCCTACTGGAACACGGGCAAGATCGAGGATGGCAACCACCGCTTCGCTGTCGCGAGGCGCCTGGGGATCGACAAGATCCCCACCGCAGGCCAGCTCATCCAGCAACCGCGCAAGAAGTTCCAGGGCTGGGTCATGCCCAACGAGCACATGCTCGCCCCCGATGCGGCCGGTTACATCCCCCACTTCATGCCGCCCTCTTGGTTCGGCATCCGCAAGGGCGGGGGCCCGGTCCACGCTATGGCAGGGCGCATCCTGGGGGCGACCGACCTCGCGAGGCACGGCCCAACGTCGGCCATGGAGCGGAACATCTGGGATGTCGTCAACCGGCTGTCGCCTCACGATGTGTACATCGGTGAGAACTGGTATCCCATCGCTGGCAAGATCGCTCGCGAAGCGGCCCGACACTCTGGCTACCCTAGCGAACGTCGCGCTCGAGCTGTCCTGGCGGCAACCAGCCCGCAGATGCTATTCGCCTCGAACGTGGCCCATACCGCCGCGATGTTGCAAGGAGCCATGCGTGGCGAATACCCGACGAAGCTGGACGCTGACGCGCTGCTCCCGCGAGTTGGTGAGTGGATCGACCAGTTCCTTGGCCCAGGCAACGTAAAGCTCCCGAAGGGAGTCATGGGCCTGCCCAGGATGCATCCCTCGGGTGTTCCTGGTGGCGGGGAGAAGGCGTGGCAGATCGCAACATCCAAGGACCGCATCCACAGGTGGCTGTCTGGGCCGAAGGTCGTGCCGTTCGACGCCAACCTGGGCGGGAACCTCGATGTTGCCACCCTTGATGCGCTAGCCGCTCAGATCGCGACTGCTGGTGCCTACATGCAGTCACCGGGTGTCGGCGTGTTCCGCGACGCCATGAACGAGGCGTATCACAACGTCCACGCCCAGCTCCCTCGTTCCCTCAAGAAGAGCCTGCCTCGCATCGCCCAGTTGCAGGCTGCGACGTGGGTCAACTGGCGCGGCGCGGGGATGCAGCAAGGCGGCTTCGTCTCGATGATGCACGAGATGGAGCCCATCATGGGCTGGCAGATCGCGGAAGAGAAGCTCAAGGAGAGGGCCAAGCACGCCCAGGGTGGCCTCATGGCCCGACTGGGTGAACCGTCGAAGCTGGCATCGGCCCTCGAGGCCAAGGCCGCTGAGATGTTCGGGATCACGGAGGATCCCATGGCCGCTGGTTGGCTCGCGCCCAGCGGGAAGTACGTAGACTTCAGCGCCCTCGGCTCTGGCATGTACCAGAAGCTGCACATGGGGCCCATGTACGAGAGCACGGGCATGGTGAAGGGGACGCGGACCATCCCCCACTACGCTGCCCGCCACATCGTCGGGACCAACACCCCCTACGAACAGGTCTACGAGAAGATGCTGGACAGCGGCTTCCTGCGGATGGGTGGCTTCAGCCCCGGCTTCTTCGAGGGCCAGATGTCATCGCCGCTGACGTTCAGCCAGCGCAGCCGCCTGCTGTCGGACCTCAAGGGGTACGACGTTGAGGAGATGTTCCTCGACCTGACCAGCCATGGTCCTCACGCCATGCAGAAGGGTCACTTCAGGTCCCTGCTCGCGTATGACCGTGCGTCCGCCGCCAGCATCCTCCAGGAGGCCAGCGCCTACGCCGACATGCCCTGGTCCCAGCTTCCCGGCAAGGGCAAGTACTGGAACCCCGACACCGCGAACATCGAGGCGGCGACCAACCTCGCCAGGGTGATGGGGCAACGGAGGGCCACGGGTGGCCCCGGCTCTCTCGACGGTCTCTACATCGTCGGTGAGATCGGTGAGGAGCTGTTCGTCCCCAACCGACTCGCGCACATGATCCCCAAGAAGGTCATGGACCAGATCCCCAAGGCCGCGGGTGGCATGCAAGTCATCGGCAAGCGCCGAGACCACGACCTTGGCGGGGAGCTGTTCGCTCCTCCCGAGGATGGCGTCATCATCCCCAACCGACTGATGGCACAGGTGCCGCGTGCGGAGGGGGGCACGACGGTCGGAGACTGGGAGGATGAGCGGCGTCTCAGGTCTCAAGACAGGCAGCCGATGGTGTCCGAGTTCGCGGATCGGGTCTTCTCGACGCTGACCCAGACATGGCGCCTCCGTGGGCCCAGGGGAAGGCTCGGCGGCATCCCGCAGTCGGGGCCGCTGCCTCCCGTACCTGTCATGACTGGTGGGTTCCAGGCCGCTGGACCGGCGGTGATCGAGCAGCTCGATGTCAGGAACCTGAGCGCCCAGAACGTCGATACTTCGCCCCCCAGTGGCGGAGGCGGCGGAGGTGGGGCCGCGGGCGGCGGGCGGCGCGGTCGTCCGACGCAGACCGACCCCTACATGACCCCAGGTCAGGACCCAGACCGGGCTGCCCAGGACCGCATGAGGGCCCAGCAGCTCTCCGAGGCTGGTCAGGCGCTCTCCGCTCGCACGCCTCGTGGCTACGTGGCCCAGCTTGCTTCTACCTTCATGGGGCGGGGGCGGGGCCAGGAGATGGTCAATCTTGCTCGGCAGCGTGAAGCCCTCAGGGCGAGGCAAGGCATCGAGGAGGGCATGCCCGACTCTCGGCCCATCAAGGAATACTTGGCCCTGGAAGACAAGCTGACCCTTGCCCGCGCCGACGCCAAGGCCCCCATCCAGGCCGAGATCGATACCCTCGTCAAGGCGAACCCGGTGCTCAAGGACTGGAACAAGGCCCGCGAGGAGGAGTCAGACGCGCTGCGGGCCGGTGTCCCCGGGCTGACCCAGGGTCTCGTCGGTCTTGGCAAGGTCATGGCTGGCATCCAGGTCTACTCGTGGGCCATGGAAGGTGTCGGCATGGCTATGCAGGCGGCTGACCCCGCCGCCAGGAAGATCGTTGACAGCCTCATGAACTTCGAGGCCCAGTCGGAGGCGACGACGACCCAGCTCGGCAAGCAGACCCGCGAGCAGTTGGGCAACACCGAAGCCACGATGAATGCCTACGCCATCCAGAACAACCTGAGCACTGGGCTCAACGAGGCTGCCGCTGGGCCACTGACGCTCGAGTCTGCCGTCAAGGCTGGCGCTGAAGTCGCGGGCAAGTGGGAGACGGCCATCGAGTCGGCCCTCGGCGCCAACCGGAGCGGGATGCCCTCGGGGACCATGGGTGGCTTCGGGGGCCTCTTCGGGGGCGAACTTGCGGGTGAGCTGCTTGGCGGCGGCAAGGGCGTCATCGAACAACTGGCGGGCGCCGCCATGAAGCTGACGCCCGACACCGCCTCGTACCGGGAGGGGAGCCCTCTCGGGCGACTCGGTTTTGTTGGTGGAGAGGGCTGGGAGGTGACCCCGGGGATGGGTCGCGACCGCTACACGCAGAGCCTCTACGACGCGCTGGTTGGCGACCAGGCCGAGGCTCTCGAGAGGGGCAGGCGGAGCTACGCCATCCAGAGCAATGAGGCTGGCCGCGCCTACGCTATGCAGGCTGCTGGCGTGAGCGTTACGAAGACGCAGAGCGAGGCTGAGATCGGCGCGGCCATGGCCGCGATCCCAGAGGGTGTCGAATACCAAGACCTCAGGAACCTGACCTCGACGGGCATCATCTTCAAGCTCAACGACGGCAGTCTCGCTGATGCGACCCAGGCCATCGCTGCCGCTGTGGTCCTCGGAGTCGGCCTTGGCGTCCAGGACCCCGCTACGTGGTCGAAGGAGCAAGCTCGCGTCATGGGGGCCCAGTGGCAGGGCGCCCAGGCGCTCACCGAGCGCCAGGTGGACATTGGTATCCCCTTCTCGACGTGGCAGCAGATCACCCAGAACCCCCTCATCAGCCCGTCTGCTGGTGTCTCCACCGTGGGCGCATCTGCGGCCACTCAGCGGCAAGCCCGGAGGAGCTTCGCGGACACCGAGGCACTCCAGGCCGACATCAAGGGCATCGCTGCGGAGGGTCTGGCGAACCAGCGTGACGAGATCCAGAGATTGACCCCACAGAACGCTGGTGCCTTCAGCGTGGCGACGGCTGAGGCGACGGCGCTCTCGGTGAGCATCGCTGGGCTCACTGAGGACATGATGGCTGCCCAGAAGGTGGCCGCAGACACGAGCTACCTCAACCAGATCCGCATCGCCCAGCGTTCCCTCGGGGATGCCGTCGGCATGCTCGGACAGGTCGGTGGCACCCGACTTGGCTATCTCCAGCGGGAAGAGTGGCTGACCTCACGAGCCAGTCAGAGCCTCGGGCTCGCCAGCCAGAAGATCGGGCTCATCGCACAGGGGCTGTCGCTTGCGCTTGAACGGCGCAGCATCGCCACCAGTCTCGCTGTGGCCCAGTTCCAGGCGCCCGGAGAGACGGGCGAGGAGCGGTTCGCACGCCAGCGAGAAGCCGTCATCGCGGCCGGTATCCGGCAGCGACAACTCGGCCTCAGCACGCAGCAGTACGGCATCAGCCAGCAGCAGCTTCCCCTTGCCCAGCAGCAGTTCGCTATCGCCGGGAAGATCTGGGTCGAGAACGCACAGCGGAACGCCCTCGACGCTCGCAAGGCCATCGAGGTCATGCAGACGGCCAGGGATGCCGAAGTCAAGACGACCGTCGCGCAGAGGCAGATCGCTGCTGCCTCCCAGAAGATGGGTGACTGGCTGAACAAGGCCGCAACCTACGCGAACCAAGCCGAGCGTAAGCACGCCGACATCATCAACAAGACCATCGAGGGCGTAGCGAGCCTGGGGCTGACCTTCGAGGAGGTCGATCGCAAGCTTCGTGCGAGGTTCGAGCTTGAGGATCGGGACAAGAACTTCGACCCGCTGGGCTCCGTCAGGACCCCCAATAGGCAGCCCACGGCCAGGGAGCTGGCTGAGAGCCAGGGCTTGACCACGACGGGCTCGGGGACGACGGCCCGGGAGCTGCGCGACAAGTGGATGGGCAAGCAGGCCACGGGTATGGTGGGCACCTACTCCACCCCGACATCCGCCATCTTCGGAGAGGCCGGGACGGAGACGGTCGCCATCCTCCGCAACCCGCGCATGGGGATGCTGAACATGGGTGGCGGCGGCGGTCCCGTGAACCTGACCATCAACATCGACAGGCCCGTCGTCAGGGAAGAGCGCGATGTCGCGCACCTCGCTCGCCGTGTGGCAGAGGAAGTGGAGCGGGCCCTTGGCCGGAAGGGTCAGATGATGGGCCTGCGGCGCCCGAGCTACTGACATGGCCGACCCGACGCGCTCGACCATCACCATCACGGTCGGCGGGTGGGACATCAGCGCCGATGTCATCTACGCCCGCACCAACTTCACCTCGTCTGCCTCCGCCCAGCCGGGGACATGCACCATCGCGGTGCGCGCCGGGGCGCACACCTTCCAGGAGGGCAGCAGCATCACCCTCGACATCGACGGTGCGCGTCGGTGGAGGGGCTACCTCTTCAACATCGCGAGGGGCTACGCCTTCGCAGACGCGGCCGTGCGTGAGTGGGTGCTGTCTGGGGTGGACCTCAACATCCTCCTCGACAAGCTGGTCATGTACAACCACGAGCATCCCGAGCGATACCCCGACGGCGGGGGGACGTACAGGCGCAAGAAGGTCTATGACGATGGCGTGTCGAAGGGCTACGTGGTGGCCGTGCCCAAGAACACCATGGACGACGACTACATCAAGGCCATGCTCAACGACTTCGACATCGGCCTCGTGTCACCGACCCTCAAGACGAACCGCATCGAGCCCGTCGGCCAGATCAACCCTGACGGGACGTTCACACCTCCGCCCGCGGGCGGGACCCTGCGCGACTTCCTCACCGATGTCAGCCGCAACGTCAACCGCTCCATGCCGGGATCGACCATCTGGTACGTGGACCCCGAGGGCTACCTCGTCTACAAGGCGCAGGACACCGACCTCGCACCCTTCTGGGTGGGCGACGCCGACCCAGCCGAGATCACGGGTGGCGTGACGGGTGAGAACGTCAAGGATCTGACGGTCACGACCTCCATCAGCAGCATCAAAGACGACGTGATCATCTGGGCTGGTGACCTCAACCCTGCCCCGGGGTCGCGCCAGAAGCTCCTCAAGTACCGTCACCTCGTCAACGAGGCGTCCGTCGCCGCCTACGGGCGCTTCCAGTACAGCGAGATCCTCGCCTCCCGCTGGACGCAGACGGCGGTCAACGCCAGGGCGGAGAAGGTCATCAACCAGGAGGGTGAACCCGGCATGAGCGCCGACTTCACCACCTACCGCTCAGGCCTCTACCCGGGCCAGATCATCTGGATCCGCATGGACGCCCACGGCTTCGCGGACAACCTCCCCATCCGCTCCATCTCGATGAACTTCCGCCTCCCCGACGTGGTGGAGTACCGGGTCTCCTGCTCCTACGACACGCAGGACCCGTGGGGCCTGCTGCTGGCCCTCAAGCGGCCGGAGAACCGGGGCCTCAAGCAGCCCGACTTCTACGTCAAGGACCTCCGTGCCCGACCCGACGAGACCCTCCCCAACGTGGAGCGGTACACCCTCATCAAGGAGTACCCACAGTCCATCGGCGGGCGCCGCTACCAATGCGTCACGGCCTACATCCGAGACAGCCTTACCGTCTACGTGGGTGGCATCAAGCAAGTCAGCGCTCTCGACCCCGAGACGGGCACGGTGGGCTTCCTTCAGACGAACCCGGAGAACGGCACCTTCAAGCTGTCCGAGGACCCCGCGGGTGGCAAGCGGGTCTACGTCGAGTACTACGCATCAGGGACCTTGTGAGGTAGGACATGGTTGAGCGACTGGCGAACTTCGGAGAGACCCTCCTCAACGAGGAGTTGACCGACATCGACACCACGGTCACCGTGCTGGATGGTTCGGTGTTCCCGACCGGGGGCAACTTCCGCATCGTCGTGGACAGCGAGATCATGCTCGTCACGGCCCGTTCTTCCAACGACCTCACCGTCACCCGCGGCGTGGAGTCCACGACCGCCGTCGCGCACGGTACGGGCGCCAACGTGAAGATGGTGCTCACGGCCTCCGGCCTCACCACGGCGGTGGGGGAACGCTTCTCGAACCGCTGGCACGTCCCAGCCGGGAGTGAGGTGTTCTCTGACGAGTTCGATGACGCCTCCCTTGACGCTGGCTGGACGAGGGTGGACACGAGCAGCGCGGCGCACCTCACCTACACCGAGGCGGGTGGGCTCCTGAGCCTTGCCCACAACGCCTCTGCCGACACGGCTGGCCCCGGCCACGCCCTGATGCGTGCGATGCCCGGTGGGCAGTCCTTCCCCTTCACCGTTCAGGTCGGTATGAGGCACTTCTCCCAGTACGCCACCAACTACCAGATGCTGGGGCCCATCCTCTCCAACGGCATCGCGGCTGGCGCGGGGACACAGGTCTGGGCCATGCCCTTCATCCAGACCAGCCACGGGCTCTCGAACTCACTGAGGAGCTTCACCAACTGGGGCACCGCAGGCACCACCACGTCTGGCGTGCTCTACGACCCCTTCGACTTCCACGTCCGCCTGCGGTGGACGGCTGCCAACTCGTTCGCATCCGAACTCAGCCCCAACGGCGTGGATTGGCTGCCGACCCTCACCCTTGCCACCACCGTGACTCCGACGCACTTTGGCATCGCCTACTCCAGTTGGGGCATCGCCATCGCGGGCATCGGCACCTACTACTACGTTCGTACGTACTAGGCCATGAGTGAGTCCGTCCTCGGCAGACTCACACTAGGCCGAAGCGGGCTCGCTCAGGCCGAGAGGGGCTTCAGCCTCTACGCCCGCATCGGCTACTTCAGCGACTTCCGCGTAGATGCCATCCGCTACGGGGAGCGGTCCTGGTACTTCCGCATGGACTCCATGGTCCAGGTCCCGAGGGCTGGCACGCCGTGGACCATCGACGCCGAGAAGAACCTTCGCATCACGGGCTCGTTCACCGCCGCTGCCGTCCTCCAGAAGGAGCAGTCCTACAGCGGCGATGCGTGGATGGATTACACCCACGCATCCGTGGAGATGGCGAACCCGACGTGGACCCACGTCCCCCAGGCGAACGCCAAAGCCATCGTCGTCGTTTTGTCGGCCTACAACGACTACGCGTCCGCCGTCACGTACGGCAACAAGGCCCTGACGGCGAGATACCAGCCGAACCATTACGGACGGTACACCGAGGTCTGGACGCTCTCTGACCTGTCGGGCAGGGCCGACGATGTCATCCGCGTCACAGGGATGGCAGCCAACTGCTTCGCGTCCTCGACGGTGCTCTCAGGGCACGCGGCCATCACCTACGCGACCGTCAACGCCGTCAGCTCGTGGACCGGATGGGTCGCAGGCAACTACATCACGACCCTGAACGACACCCTCTCACAGCCGACGATCAAGGCGCTCTTCAGCATCGCCGGAGGCGAGGGCGGGGACCCGCACGCTGCCGCCAACCCGTACGGGACCGGCTACTGGCTCTCCAGTGGCGACACTAACGCCAGCAACAGCGTCGCGACGGTCCTGACCATCCAGGGTCCCGACACCAGCAGCATCACGGGCGGCTTCGCGGTCTTCACGGCCTCCTGCTCTCGCTACCACTGGTCGATGCTCATGCAGGAAAGCGCCTTCCTGCCTGGGAAGACGGTGGATGCCATCCGCCACCAGCACTGGGATAAGACCTTCAGCGCGGGGTCCTGGTTCCGGCACGAGAACTACGCGGTCTTCTCCACGACGGCGGATGCGGCCCAGCTGGAGACCCTCGGGGGTTCGTTCTCCCTCGATGCCCACTTCCCCGACCACATCCACGTCGATGCGGTCATCCTCGCGCCCCTCCGCAGCGGCATCGTCTCCTCGGGCGCAGTGGTCTCCGCGAACTACCTCACCGACGTTTCGTGGGCACATCCGATGGTGTCGGGCGACAGCGCCCTGGTCGTCGCCCTGTTCGGGTCGAGCGGCAACCAGGCCATCTCGGTCACGTATGGCGGCTTGCCCCTGACGTACGTCATCCACGAGTACTACTCCGGGGAACTCTGGGTCCTGACCGACCTCACGCAACGCAGGGCAGACGACATCATCCGCGTCGATAACGCGAAGACCGTTCGCGGCGCTTCGGTGATGTTGCGCTCGCAGAACCCCGTGAGCATCGCCCGCAGCGTCTTCCATGCTTCCGCCAATCACAACGGCCAGTACCTGAGCAACACCCTCGAACGCTACCCGGCAGGCTACTCGTCGGCGGTCGCGGTCCACCTCGAGACGGGCTACTACGGGAGCACCCCGGCATCTGGCTCATCGCCAGGAGCAGGGACGACGACCGAAGGCTTCCTGCTCAGGAGCACCGCGGCCCCCAGCTACTGGGGCAGCCTGGGAACCACGCCGAGCGTCGGCGTGGGCCCGGTCACGGGCGGCTTCAACATCCTCACTAGCGACTCCAGGGGGATGCTGACGGTCCTCCTCCAGAGCGCGCCCAACGATGGTGCCTCCTTCAATGTCGCTGCCTCCCTCCTGAAGGAGGGCACGGGCTCACGCGCCGTCGATGCGTGGTTCAGGTGGGTCATCCCCGGCACCTTCGCGCTGGATGCCTCCATCACGGGCTTCCGGGCGGACGCCGTCATCGCCGGGGAGTCCGTCGGGTCGTTCGCACTCGAGTCGAGGGTGCGACTCGGGGAGTACTTCGAGTCCTTCTTCGAAGCTGCGGCTGAGATCTCCCTCATCCACGAGACGTTCTCGGTGGACGCCTACGTCTCCTCCACGGGGCCTGTCTACGACCTGTCTGACAGTCGCCTGACGGCACCGGGCATCCTCGCGCCAGACATCGGAGAAAGCATCAGTGTCCGGGGGTCCTTCGAGGACTTCACGGCGGATGCCACCGACCCCCCCGTATACGGGCTGCGGACCGGACCCTCCGGGTGGATGAGGCTCGATGTCCTACAGGCGAGTCTCTTCTTCATCGAGTCGTTCGACAGCTACTACGACGACCCGGATCTCGCCATCTGGGGGCCCCAGGAAGCACCACCTACAACGAGCCAGGACCCATGGCATTACAGCGACGGCCCTGGGTCCGACCAGGCCCAGTACTACTACAGACCGGGCTTCTCCGACACCAGTACGGATGCACCACTGGGGACGCTCTACGTCGGAGGTAGCTCGAACGCGAACTACGGCTCAGGGCTGACCCTCGAGTCTGGTTCCTACTGGATCGCCGTCTGGCCCTATGGGGGCGGAGCCGAGACCGGCTACATCGCCATCAACATCGAGAACCGTGGGCCGATCTTCCGGCTCGATGCCCTGATCGCTCCGAGCGAAGGCTTCTCGACATTCACCGATGAGGCGGTCGATGCCGTCGCCGTGACCTCCCCCGCCCCGGGGCAGACCCTGTTCGCCTTCGGGGACTTCTCCCTGCTCACGTACAACGTGAACGACCCCTACCCCCTCTACTACTCCAGCCCCGGGAACGCTACAGGCTGGCTCAAGTTGGAGGTCCCCAAGCGGGCGCGCTTCCGCATCGATACGTCCGGGTCGCGCTACATCGTCCCGTATTCGACGTACCTCCCAGAGACGGAGCTGACGCTGTGGGACTCCCTGCCGAACGCTGACAGTGAGCCCATCCACTACGCCGGAAGCAACTACGCCTCTAACGACGAGGAGGACTACCTGTCCTCGCTCATCGACTCCGCATCCGGGTATGCCTACGGCACCAGATACCCGATGGGGAGTTCGTCCGCGCAGCCCCCGGGGGCTGGCGTCACCCTGGCGGCTGGCACCTACTGGATCGCCGTCAGGGCTGAGTACTACCTCGATGGTGTCTGGCTGAACATCGAGAACCTCGACTCACCGACCTTCTTCGATGTCGATGCGCTCATCGTCCTGCCACCGACATTCACGTATGACTACGTCCAGTCAGCCACTGTCCTGGGCTCCCTGCCGAACCGGCAGAACGCCGTCTACTACTTGGGCAACTACGGTGCAGCCGGATACGCAGGCGGAAGCGTCACGGTCACCTCCCCGGCCACGAGCACGAACGACCTTCTCGTCGCGTTCATCTCCGGTGACGAGGAGGGGTCCCAACGTGAGATCTGGTCACCGGGCTGGACGCAGTACGCCTACTTCCCGACCGATGACCATTCTCATGCGGGTTGGATCTTCACGAGGAGGCGCGGTCAGTACGACCCCGCCACCTACACGTTCTACTGGGACGCCGGGTTCAAGAGTTCGATGGCGGTATCTGTCGCGGCGTACCGCTACAACGCCAGTGCCACGCCCAAGCCCTATGACGCCAGCCTGGGCATGTACCGGACCCACGTCGAGACGCGGACCATCCCGACCTTCTCCTACCTCCCGCACTACACGTCGCCGCTCGTGGTCTACCCGGGGCAGGAAGTCCTGACGGCCTTCTTCTTCAACGCCTTCGCATCCGGCGGGTCTGTCCTCGCCTACCCGGCTGGTTTCAGCTACCTGAGCCAGGCTGGCACCAACTACGCCCAGTTGCGGGCCATCCGCACCTCCGGCTACACGGAGCCGACGCTCGTCAGGCAGTACTACGCCACGTACGGCAACGGCACGTCGATGGACATGAGCGTGCAGCTCGCCATCATCCCCACGCCCGTCTACGGGTGGCCGGTCGATGCCTTCATCTTCCGCGGCATCCTCGTCAACGCCGTCAAGGGCCGATCCTACGCGAAGACCTTCACGGTCAACGCCATCAGGGATGACAAGCACGTCTCTGGCGACTTCACCGTCGATGCCTACTACGAGCACGGCGGCGTCATCCCCCTGTCCGCCATCGTCATCGGGCCGGTGCTCTCGACCAAGCCCATCAACGCGGTCAAGCTCCAGCACGACTACGGGGTCGGCTCCTTCGGCGTCCAGTACCAGTGGGCCATCGCGAGGCGCTTCATCCTGAAGTCGGCCGTGGGGAGGGAGACGATCTCCTCAGGGACGGTCGATGCCGTCATCTCGGGGAGGCCCATCAGGGTCGATGCTCGCATCCACGTCCCCTCCAACCCCTACGCCTTCTTCTACTCCGACTCCATCCGCAAGAGGAACATGACCTCCTCGTTCAGGGTGGATGCAGCGATCCGGTCGCGCACGCGCACGGGCGCCTTCACCGTGTACGCCATCACGATGGTGCCGGTCTCGCAGGGCACCATCACGGGATCGTTCTCCGCTGGCGCTTGGGTCTACGCGCTGTGGGGCACGGTCGTCTTCTCTGGCGAGGACGGCTGGCCCATCGACGCGGTGGTGGACTCCTACTGGAGCGAGACCACATTCACCATCGATGCTGAGACCACCCTGCCCGACAGGTACGGCTCCTTCACGGCCGGGGCCGACATCGCAGCGTCAGGTGACACGCGGGGAGCGTTCGCCGCCTCCTCCCTCCTTGGCTCCGCTGGCACTGGCCTCTTCTACGCCAATGCCTACGTCACGCAGGGCTACTTCAGGCTTTTCGCAGACATCGCAGGGGTCTTCAGGCTCGATGCGCTGCTCGGCGTCCTCTCCGGCTCGGGGTCGTTCGTCGCCTCCGCCGTCAAGCGCACATCGGTGACGACATCGGTGACCGCGAATGCCGTCCTCGCAGACGCCGCAGGGGACTACAGGGCCATCCACGTCGATGCGAGCCTGACCTCGTCCCAGCGTGGCGCATTCGCGCTCCTGGGGGCCCTGGTGAGGGGTGCTTCGGGCTCATTCAGCCTCGATGCGCGCCTCGGAGGGGCCATCACCCTCGATGCTTTCATCAGGACGGGCTTCTACGTCAACGCCTACATCGCCTTCGGTGAGCTGGTGGTCTGGCCCCCCAGCCAGGAGGGGACCGGGGGGACGGTGACCGGAGGGGTGTTCACGGACCCGACCGCGGACTTCGATGACTCCCTGGTGGGCTCCATCATCGTCATCGCTGGCGAGGAGTACGTCATCGTGGCGGTCATCGACGGGCAGACGCTCGTCATCGAGGAGGTCGGTGGCGGGACGCCTCCCGACGTGGCGCCTAGCCCGTGGTCCGTCCCATCCGGCTCTGCCACCGACGCCTACGGAGGCGAGCCCCCCGTCACGAGGTCGAACCACGTCCGCATCCTCTGGGCCAGGCCCTTCACCGACGACTGGCACGACATCACTGGCGACACGCTCTGGTCTGCCACGCGCTTCACGCAGTCAGCGAGGGTCGGGGCGGGGACGTTCGAGCTGCACCTCGAGGGGGCCTACCCATCCTTCATCGGCGGCGAGGAGATCCGCGTCGAGGTCGATGGCCTCGTGGTCTTCGGTGGCTACACCACGGACGTGGAGCGCGGCTACGTCTTCTCCGACCTCTCCACGCCCAAGACGGTGCTGCACGGGACGGACTACAACATCGTGCTGGACAAGCTCGTGGTCTACAACGCCGAGTGGGACGAGGACCACGGCGGGGTCGGCCACTACGAGAACTGGACGCCCTTCGCCAAGGGGGTCTCCGACCGCTACATCATCCGCACCATCGCCCGCGACTACCTCTCGAGGATGCCGGGGTTCAACTTCCACACCTACGTGGACGAGATCGAGTCTCCTGCACCCACGAAGCGGTGGACGATGCAGCCGGGGACGACGCTGCGCGATGTCCTCACGGAGATCAGCCGCATCACGGAGGGCATGTGGTGGATCGACCCATACCGGAACCTCCACTACCACGATCGCAACAGCGTCACGGCCCCCTTCCCCATCACCGACGGCGACGGTGGCATCAGCTGCCGCGAACTCTCGGTGTCCTCTGACATCTCCATCGTCAGCAACGATGTCTTCGCCTGGGGCACGGAGGCCTACCAGCCGGAGGGCGGGGGCATCATCTACAGCCACCAGGAGGCTGACGCGACGTGGAGCGTCCTCTACTGGGAGGACAAGATCGAGAACGTGCAGGAACGCATCGATGCCATCAGGGCCATCCCCTACGACGAGCGCACCACCAAGCAGCGTGCCGACCTCTCCGCCCTGAAGCGCGCCAAGGCCGTCTACCAGCAGAAGCTCGCCAGCGCGGAGGCCAGGGGTGGGCAGGGCTCCGTGCAGCGTTTCGGGCGCTGGCAGTACGCCGAGTTCAGGCAGGACATCTACAAGCAGAACGCCCTCGACCGGAGGGCCACGGCCATCATGCGGCGCTACGGTGAGCCGGTCGTCAAGGCCTCCGCCGTCATCTTCGACCACGGCTTCCAGGCTGGACAGGTGGCCTTCGTGTCGTCCCTGACGCACGCCTATGCTGACGAGATGCCCATCAGGGAGATGACCCTCGAGTTCGCCACCATCAAGGAACCCGACGACCGCTACCGTGCGGTGCCGCGGTACAGGTTGATGCTTGGCCTCGACCCGGAGGAGCCATGGAACGTCTACCAGTTCCTGCCCTTCAACTACGAGTACAGCCGACCCGGGATCCACGTCAATCCGCCCGCTGGGTGGGAGATCAGCCCGAGTACCACGGACAGCACATCCATCCTCGATGACTTCACCCGCGACTACGAGAGCGACACCGACTTCGGCATCTCCACGAGTGACCGCGTGGAGACGAGGGTGTGGGAGGAGGAGGCATGACCTTCGACGTTGACGGTGCGGTGGGCTGGATCAGGGGCGCGGGTGACGACATCCCCCTCGAGTGGGACGTGGGCTGGGGGCCCAACGACACCCCCTTCCCGGCCTCTATCCACACGGGAACCCGCATCAGGTGTGGAGAGTCCTACGGCGAACCAGAGCCGGGGAACCTGCCGACCGGCTACCACGCCCCCTATCAGGGGATATGGACGGGCACCGTGCAGACTGGCAACCTGGGGACGTGTTGCAGCGCCTGGAACTACCCGTGGACGCAACGGCCGGAGTGGTCACCGTGCGGGGGGCTCGACAACACCCAGTACGGCGGCGCTTCCGTGGAGTCGTGGCACCCCTTCGTCGTCCCGGAACTCCCGTCAGGGGTCTCCTACCTCCGCGTCAGCATCCCCATCAGGGGCAACTGGTACACCCCCGGCAGCTACTTCTTCGGGTCCGACTCCTACCCCAACCCCGTGGCCTTCGGGAAGACGGTCCAGCTCAGGCTGTCGCCCACGCTGCCCACCTCCTTCGAGTTCGGCAGGCTCATCGGCGCTGTCACACTCCCCAGCGATGGTTCATACGTGTGGCTGAGGGGCAGCTTCTACGTGACCCCCGACATGGTCGGGAAGACGTACTACATCGCGCCGACGCAGCTGGTGGCTGACCACTACACGAGGGGCACGGTCCATTGCAGCATCGGCCTCGATGTCATCGACTGGCCCGACAGCGGGGGTGGCGACTCGTGGTCGGTGGACTACGACGGTGACGACGGCTTTACCTGGGAGTGGGTCGTCCAGGGCGAGCCCGTCATCTTCGTGGATGGCGTGGACATCGACAGCCTGCCCATCATCGAGGTGGGCGAGACGCCGACCGTGGAGATCAGGACGGCCAGGACCCTCCTCTACGGTGGACAGCCAGCCGACGTGGATGAGGACCACGTCCTCCTCACGACGCCCGTCACCGTGACCTCCAGCATCGATGACTCCAACCGCATCAGCCTGCTGTCACCGACGGTCCTCCCGGCCACGCAGTTCACCTGGAAGTTCCGCCTCTCCCACACCTTCAACGACCGTCCCCAGATGGCGCAGGGCATCGCCTACTCGGTGCGCGAGTACTCCTACGACACCGTCAGTGGCGTGGCGTTCCTGACCTTCGACCAGAGCATCGCGGAGCCCTACGAGGAGGTCGTCAGCGAGCAGGAGAACCTCACCGCCATCGGGGGTGTCAGCGGCGACGGCTGGGAGGTCACTACCAAGGGTTACGGCTACGCCACCCTCAGGGTGGGCGACTGGGAGTCGGGCCGGTTCCTCGTCTACAACGACCGCTGGTATGGGCTGACCATGGAGTACCCATCGGTCACGGAGGTGACGTTCGTCCTCGCTGACTACACCTCCGGCGACACCCTCGCGAGCATCTCCTACCCCGCGGCCGGGGCGAGGACGGTCGTTCGCACTGGGGGCAGGGGGGTGGTCTTCGAGCCCGACATCGCGGTGGGCTTCGATGAGATCACACTCGTTGGCTCCTTCGGTGACACCTCCGTGGAGACCTACGTCCCACCGGAGCCAGACATCGGCTGGAACTTCGAGTACGTCAAGGTCGAGAACGGCCAGTTCACCCTCGAGGCCCAGCCGGTCGCCGGGTCAGTGAAGGTGGAGTCCTTCCGCACGGGGTTGCTCGACTACCCGGAGGACTGGGAGGAGGCCGACGATACCGGCCTGGTGTACGACGTTCGCACCAACGACTACATCCTCTCGGTGACCTACCTCGTGGCGATGCAGTCCCTCGAGAACATCACGTCCGTCGCCCGCCCGCAGGAGCAGGAGTCGCAGCAGTACCGGCGTCCCAACTACCTCTAGGCTGGTATCCTTCATCGCGGTAGCCGGGAGGGGCAACCTTCTATGGAGGTCGCCTCATGGACCCACTCGCCAACCCCGCGTTCATCATCTTCAGCGCCGTGCTGCCCCTGCTCATCGCCTTCATCAAGCAGAGTGGCTTCAGCCGCCAGATGAACGCCCTCATCGCCCTCGTCTGCTACATCGTGGTGGGCATCGTGGCGGTGTTCTTCTCAGGAGAGGACATGACGGTCGAGAACGCGGTCGGCCTCATCACCGTCGCCACCGTCGTCGGCTCTGCCGCCTACAACCTCGTCTGGAACAACCTCATGGCCGACTCCGACGGTGAACCCTCCCTGGACGCTCGCCTGACGGACGCCACCTCCGTCATCAAGGGTGAGGTGGTCGATGCCTAGCACCGATGGGGTGCCCTTCGCCTCCCTCCCGTG